CATCAGGCGCGGCTAGTACTATTCCAGGAGTAGGTACCGCTGCATCATTAGGTATAGATGCAGCTCTTATTGCTAGAGATGTAAGTATAGCATCTAATACAGCTAGAGAGAATGAACAAACTACTGGTGAAGTACTTAATAACGTACAAGGAGTAGTATCTCAAACACAACAAGATCTACAACAACAAGGTGCTATAGGTGTTAGAGTTGTTAATCCTGAAGACTTTGGTCTCGGTGGATCTATAGTTAATGCACCTAATACCACTACTAATAATAGTAGTTCTAGCATATCTTATACTAGTTCAGGAATCAATCCTTTAGATATGAGATACTCTATGGTAGGATCGTTTGGAGGTCCAAAATAGAAGAGGCCATTTAAAGGCTGGCCTCGCACCTTTTCTCTTACTCGTCGTTAGCTAATTTAGCAAAGTAACTTAAAGTATCATCATCGTCATCATCCATAGGAGCTGGCGCTGATTTAGGCTCTGGAGCCTTTGCTGATGCATCTAACGCAACAGTTTCAGTTACTGTTTTAGGAATAGATTCACCTAATACGTTAGCTAATTTAACTCGAAGTTCTTCGTATGATTTAAAGTTTTTAGGATCACTAAACTCATTCAAATCATGGAGAGTATTGAAGATACCTTCTAGTTGAGTATCCTCTCCACCTAGAAAAGCTGATGGAGATTTAAATACTGACTTATCATAGTTTCGATAGCCTTCCACTTGTCGAATCTTTAATTCAAAGTCAGCCCCTTCCCAAAAGTCAAATGGATTGACTGGTTTCTCACCAGGGAACTGTGGTTGCATAACATCCATGATCTTATCAAAGATCTTTTTACCAAAGGTAAATAAAAATACTTTACCTTCGTTCTGAGGAGCAGATGGATCTTGCACCACATATACGTTAGAGACATAGTGTAACCTACGCTTTCTTTCTCTAACAGTATTTTTATCTTCTTCTCTACCAGTGTTCCAAAGCTTAGTATTCATTTCTGATACTGGGTCTTGTTGACCAATAGAAGTTAAAGATTTTTCAATATACCACATACCGGTAGGACCTTTAAAACCATGATCCCAATAACGGGCCCAAGGTAGATTGTTTCCATCGGATGCAGGCATGAACCTTAGCACGGCATATCCATTACCAGCTTTGTCCACAGTTGGTTTCCATTGTCTATCATCGACATAGGATTTTTTCTCTCCACCGCCACCAGAGGTTTCTGATGCTGCTTCAAGAAGGGTTGAGATGTTGGTACGATCTCTTTTTAGATTATTAAATGACATATGTATATTTTCCTTGTATATTTTTCTTGTCCACGCTATTCATAATATAAGCTTTATTATATAAAAAATCAAAAGAAATGTCAAGCATTCTTTTGATATATCCAAGACACTAACACATCTCTAGTGCCTTGAGTTATGGGAGTCACCATGTGGAATAATTTGCTAGCAAATAATACCGTCTCGTTTCTCTCCAAAGTTATAATAGTAGGTTCGTTAGATTGCTCATCAGAGAACAATAATAGTTCTCCACCTTCTAAGTTATCACTCTTATCTAATAATGTGATAGTACTATATATACGAAGTCTACCATTATTACTATCAGTTGAAGCAGGTATCACATCATGATGTTTAATAAAGTGACCACCTATCTCATACTTTAAGTAATTAAATTCTAATACCTCATACTCATTAGGGTTAATTCTTTTACGATGTAGCCCTAATAACTCTAATAAACTTTGACATATATCAGGGTAGTCAGTATGTTGTATATTTTTAATACGTGCTTTTCTTGCACCGTAATCCACATTAGAATTACCTTTTTGTTTTACACCTGCATCAAAAGAACCCACTTGGCTTGCATGATATCTTAGATCATCTAATGAATTAGGATCTACAATATGACACTGAGTGTATAATGGCTCATTAAGCATATTAAATAGGTAATTGTGAACTATCCGCTTGTATGTATCTTAACTCTACAGCTTCTGCTTGTAGTCTTTGCTTTAAAGGTACAGAGATATATTTCTTTACATCTTCTACATCAATATGATTCTCTTCGCAGACAAATAAAATAGCATCTAGATAAGACATTTTCTTTTCTAATACTGTAGCTTCGATAAGTTTAGAGAATCGTACCTTGGTTAAAAAGTTTTCAATGGTCATAGGGCCCTTAATATTATATGTTGTTCAGTAATACGTGCTTTGACAGGAGACTTCTTAGCCTTTAGTTCTGCAATAGCAGTATCAATGGTTTTATCAGCTCGAGACATAATGACAGTGATGATGTCTTGAGGTTTTCTTAGCTTAACACTAAGTGATCTTTTAGGTTCATAGTTTAGTATAGTAGCACCTTTAACTTTAAGTCCTTCAGTAGACTCAGATATAAAGACACTTAACACTCTAGTCTTAATATTAAACGTATACAAACGTTTAGCAGATACTATGAGTAATGGATTAATACTATCCAATTTAAACTCTTCACTAGTCTTACAGAACTTTAATTTAGCTACTTGCTTATCTGCTGTAATCGGTTTAGGCGTTCTAGTTTTTCTATTCAGAATCGCATGTGATTTAATCTTATCTAAATCAGCTTGCATATCACTTAATACTTTAAGTCGTCGTTTTTGTTCAGGTCTATCTAAATGCGATAAAGCTTCCATAGCTTGTTCACAAGATTTATCCAAAGAGTCTCTATAGAGACTAGCTTCATCTTCTAAGAAACTAGCTACATAAGGAACAGCATTAGCAGTAAGCTCATGCTTTTTAAATAATTGAAATACATTACGCTCAGTCTTTTCACCAGCTATCCATTCATCTATCATTTCATCGATATCTACTAGCACAGTTCTTTCAGCTTTCATACGTATACGATCTTGTATAGTCAGTACCTGTTGTGTCTTCTTAGCTTCTGCTTCTTTTGCTTTTTCTTTAACAACTTGTTTACCTAGAGCAATTAAATCCGTTAATCTATTTAACATATGATTCTTATAATCTAAGTATTGTTGATCCTCTGGTAAACCTTTGTTTAACCAAAAGACCGTGGCAGCCTCATGAGAGAAGAGAGCCCATTTATAATCTGGTAGGGCTAAGATGGCTGCCGCGTCTTTCTTAAAATACGATTTGATAAAAGGTCGCATGACTTCTACGAAGTGTTTCTTTTCTAGCTCGTCTTTAAAGTACCACTTTAATCTATCAAAGCTAGTAAGCATCTCTGGCGCGACTCCTGCCAAACCAGTCTTACGTCTTATACGTTTTATTTTTCTTGCCATGTTTACTTAATAATACCAAATACCATTTGTGTTAACTCTAATTTAGCACGATTGTCCCAATAGAGTTTAACTAAAAATTCTTCCATCATCCACGCTTCATGTTCCCAAGGTAGATTCCTATAAGATGCATCAGAGAAATCTTGTTTACGATATTTATCATCCACTCCATTAATCTCACCTCTTATAAACTGTACAGCATGTACTAGCTCATGAGCAAGATTCTGTAACAATTGTTTAAAGTCATAGTCATACATGTTGTCATCATCAGCTACATAGTTTCTAGACAATACGATATCTATACTATCTCTATCACCTACGCAAGTTGCTTCTGTTAATCCAGGTATCGTAGTTTGCATAGTAAGATTAATATCTACTTCTCTTTTCAATCTGTATTTGAAAAAATGCTGTAGTACATTATAAGCAAAGTCTTGTACCTCATCTTGTCGAGGCCATCTACCGTTAAAATAAAAATTAAATGGTTCCATTATCTCTCCTAATTTACCAGATATTAATAATTATATATTCTTTTGAACAAAATGTCAAGCCCTGATGATTTTATAACAAGTCTAAACGATATGTTTTTTCTTCAGCAACTAGCTCTTCTTCACTAGTTACACTTGCTTTAATGATGTCCAAAGCATTAACCATACCTTTAAAGTAACCTCTCATAAAGATATCTTTAATAGTAGCTTCTTCATCACCCATGTCTTTTCCAAAACCATGTTTTTTAAGATGCATACTAATTTCTTTATCTAAGTATCTTT